ATTTTGCCTAAATGTTAAAGGGCTACACGGCGAACGGCTCTAACTCTTTTGCTTGATGTTTTTGTGGTATCACCTCTGTAGCCACCATAAAATGATATGTAGTAGCCACGATAATATGAGCTAGTAGATTTCTCGTTACCCCAATATGGGCCGCTTGCTTCAAAAGATTCCGCACCTCCTGATTGGAAAGCAGATACGGATGTTTGTGCAGGGTCTCCCGAACCATACGCTGTCGTTCTTTCGGGAATAGAATTGGGGTTTACACCTGAGTTAATTCCTGTGTTATTGGCTGCTGTTCCAGGTTTTAAATTGACATAACAAACTTTAAGTTCATTTATTGCTGGCATATACCAATCATCAAAACCACCAATAACTAAATCGTTACAAAACTTAGCCGCTGGGTAACTGGATGCCCCTAGTGCTACTAATGTTGCAGTATTAGCCGGCCCGTTAATATTGCTACTTGAACCAGTAGTACTGAAACCATTAGCGTAATTAACGCTACCAGATTCCCCCGAAGATTTGGGCGCAACAATTAAATAATGTGTTGCAGTGCCAGAAACTCCAATACTTCCAGCGTAAAACCCGCCTCCGTAAGCAGCGCCTATGCCACTAGGAACGGGTGGGCCAAAACTTCTTTGGTTTTGAAAAACAGCTTGTAAAGCACCACTCATGTTAATCCACTCCCTGAAATTAACCAGTTGGTAGAGGTAATCTTTATTGCCGTAGCTGACCCGTACTGCGCCAAACTGCGCGAACCAGTTGTGCCAGCAGCACTCAAATACATTGTGTCTGTGGTAATTGCAATTGTTACCACTTGGCTTGTCATGTTTACAAAGGTGATCGCAGTGCCAATTGGGTAAGCTACAGACGAATTTGCAGGGATCGTAAATGTCCGTGCATTGGCATCAGTTGATGGGTGAAAGATGTGCTTGCCAGCATCGGCAAGAACCAATGTGTAGGCCGCACTTTGGCTGTTTTGCGGGATGTTTTTAAATCCAACTTCATTTGTGCCGTCAACCGTGCATGAAGATAAAGTGCCACTTGCTGGCGTACCCAAGGCAGGGGTTGTCAGTGTTGGTGAGGTAAGCGTTTTGTTGGTCAGGGTCTGCGTTGCTGTGACCCCGACTACACCAGTAAGAGTATTGCTTGCGTAATCAATAGTCTTGTTGGTCAGGGTCTGCGTTGCTGTGACGCCGGCCACACCAGTAAGTGTGTTGCTTGCGTAATCAATAGTCTTGTTGGTCAGGGTCTGTGTGTCCGTCAATGTAGCAATTCCAGCGGCAGCCAGAGTAGTCGCGCCTGTGCCGCCGTTGGCTACATTTAAAGTTCCCGCAAGAGTCACAGTGCCAGAACTTGTAACGGGGCCGCCGCTTGTAGTCAGTCCAGTTGTGCCGCCTGACACATCCACGCTGGTCACTGAGCCAGAGCCTGGGCCGGTAAACGCAATATTTATAGACCCAGCACCTGGTGTGATGGTCACGCCAGAGCCAGCGGTCAAAGACGCCTTGGTCAGCGTATTGCCGGTGCTGTTGCCGATCAGCAATTGACCATCGGTGTAGCTGGTCTGCCCCGTGCCGCCATTGGCTACCGCCAGTGTCCCCGTAACGGCAGTACCCAAAGGAATGCCCGTAGCAGCCCCTGTGCCGCCATTAGCCACCGGCAGGATGCCAGTAACGCCAGTGGTCAATGGCAGCCCTGTGGCATTGGTCAGCACAGCCGCTGATGGTGTGCCAAGTGCTGGCGTCACCAAAGTCGGTGAATTGGTAAACACCAAAGCACCAGTGCCTGTTTCATCCGTCACAGCAGCAGACAAATTTGCGCTGGATGGCGTGGCCAAGAAAGTGGCTATGCCAGTGCCAAGACCACTCACACCCGTTGAAATTGGCAGCCCTGTGGCATTGGTTAGCACCGCCGCGGAAGGTGTGCCCAAGGCTGGCGTTACCAGCGTGGGGCTGGTAGACAGTACATTGTTGCCAGTGCCCGTACTTGTACCAACACCTGTACCACCCTTAGTCACCTTCAACAATGGGCCAGCATCAAACAGGGCATCAATTGTGTCCAGGTTTGTGTTGACCTTGCCGCCCCAAGTGTTGGCACTTGCGCCAACTTCCGGCTTGGTCAGCAATAGGTTTGTGGTGGTGGTATCTGCCATTTTTAGTCCTTAGCCAAAAGTTTTTGCGCGGGTCAATAAATTGCCGCCAGAAGTCGAGCCACGATCATCGGCCACCTGCAAGTCATTCAATCCACGCTCGTAAAGAGTAGCCCATGTCTGTATTCGCGCATCATCTTGCAGGTATGGTGCGGCCTGCAACAGTGAGCCGTACAGATAAATGTCGGGGCTTGATGTCAAAAGAAAATTGGTCGCCACGCTTGCAGACAGCTTCTCCAGCTTTGCAAAATACACGATCTCTGCCGTATAGCTTGCATCCGGCGTTGGCACAAAACGAAATTGAGTGCCGACCACACCAAAGAATTTGGGCCTGCCGCTGGCCGTGAATTTTGTTGCTTCCTCGTCCAGTGCATCCATCGTCATAAAAGACAATGGAGTCACTGGATTGGTGCTGGTCAACTTTAGTGCCCGAGTCTCTAAAAAGTCAGATTGCGTTGACTCAAACTCGCCGTCAATAGTCAAGGTTGTCCTGGTCAGCATTTGACGGGTGCGCAGCGTGCGCTCAATCTGCGCTTCAGCCAAAGAGATAAAGTCGGGAATAGTGGCTGTCAAATCTGAACGATTCAGCCAATCCGCAATTGAAGTCTTTAGCTCGGTGTAGGTTGTCAGTGCCATTTATTGAGCCTCTTTTTCCATTTCCTCTTTGACTATCCAAGTGTGGTCATGGCGAAATTCAAATGTGCCGATATGGCCGATTTCCTTGGAGACATCATGGTCGATGTAGATTTTGTAACCAAGCTCTTGCGCTTTCTTACAAAAGAACACATCCTCACCCATGTAGCCCCTGCTGGTCTGCCACGGCATATCAAACCACGGCTCACTCATGCCCTCAAACACCTCGCGCTTGATCAGCATTATGCCAGTACCAATGCTTCCCACCTCTTCCAATCCAGTAGATTCTGGCATGGTGTAGACCGATTGGCGCTTGCCTTCGGCGTCATAATTTTGGGCAGTCGGGCCAGTTGGCATTCTGCGCCGTGCGCAGTTGGCCGCCACAATTGGCTTGTCGTGGGCAAGCAGCCGGCCCACCATGTCCTGTGGGAATGTCATGTCAGAGTCAATGAAAAGGATGTGCGTGCAGCCTTCGGCCATCGCGTCCAAGCAAAGGTCAGCCCTTTGGTTTTGGATAATTGTGCCTTGCATCAATTTCAGACTGATTGCGTCTGTGGTGTTGAGCGTGTGATAGGCCACCAAATTAACCATGCAGTAGGTGTAATTGGTGTGAACCTGGTCACGGGCGGGGGTGCAGACAGCAATGTAGTTCATACTTTCCCAGGTCGAGTTCTAAAAAATTGGTTGTCAGAATCGTTGAGCCAGCGCTTCATGTACTCTTGGTCATCGATCTTGCCCTCGGCCTTCATCTTGTAATAAAGGGATTCCGGGATGGACGCCACCAAGTGCCACTCACCTTTCCATGCCGCCTTCTCATCTACGGCGTTGTAGATGGCTTTGTTGGCCTCAATGACAGCAGTTACATCTTGCTCAGTCTCAATAGTCACATCGCCGGTATCGGTATTTTCATGCCAGTAGCGGGTGATGCCTTGATCTTTGTTTTCGCTAAATAGTCTTTTGTGAATCATTTAAAAAAGGGCCAGATTTCTCTGGCCCTTTCCGTTGCTTACTGTTAAGAAGTAATCAAGTCAGCGGCCAAGCCGTGGGCATTTTCAGCCAGCACTTTATGACCCCACTCAACGATCAGCATGCGCTTCTCAGCGTCACCTGTCTTGGCCAGTTCGACTTGCTGGTAAGGGCGCAGCACAGTCATCTTGGCGTAGTCAGGATCGATCACCCATGCATCGCGTTCACGCTGGAAACGGTTGGCAATCACTTGCACATTTCCGAAATCTGAAACGTAGATGTCAACCGCGCCGACCAGTGTTGCAGGCTTTGCACCGCCATCAATGTTGAAACGGCTGGAGGCAATACCAGAGAAACCAGATACGCGCTGCTTGTTAACAGGGCCGCACATCAGAATCTTAGGTGTACCACCGGCTGTCCAGACCTTCTGAATCACATTCTTGAGAATGGTTTCAGTGAAGGTTCGCACATTGCCGTCACTACGCGCATTGTTTGGCAATGTGGTGTAGCTTGGGTCAGCGCCGTTGGTCTGCTTGTCGGTGTTTGTTTTCACAAACGCGCCGAGAGATGCAGTAACACGGGCAGTTGTAGAGTCACCAGCCACAGCGATACCGCCGTTCAGCATGACAAACTCTTGGTCGCGCTTCAACTCAGAGCCACGCTTTGCGATCTGGTAAGCCAGTTCGCTGCGGCGGCCAGCCTTGTTCACCACTTCTTCAGTGGCAGACAGGATGATCGTCTTGCGTGAAATCTGTGCGTAGTTTTGCAGACGCACAGTTGCGGTCACAGAGTCAAAAGTGCCGACATCATCACCCTCAAGCTGAGCATTGGCAGCGGCTGCGGCCAATGTGTCAGTCTGCCACTCAAACAGGCTGTTGGACACATTCTCGCGTCCAATGTTTGACATGTAAGGTGTCTCTTCAGGTGCAATGTTGGTGATCACATTGCTAAGATCTTCCCGAATACCCTTTGCAGAGTAAGTCAGGAATGTATTGCTAACGATAGCCATAATTTCCTCATTTCAATAAAAGTTCAATTGCAGATACCGCATCATCGATGCGGCCGGTTTTTGCAAGACGCTGCTTTGCACGAACACTCTCACTTGTTGTCGAAACCCGACCCGCTGCACCTGGCTTGGCTGGTCGTGGGCCATTGTTCACCACAGGCTTAATGCCTTGACGCTTACTTACCATCTGGTCAAACAGTGCCGCTTTTCGCAGCAGTAAAACCAGCCGGTGATCGTAAACACTCTTCAAATCTTCATCAGAAAAACCGGCAGACTTGGCAGACTCAATCAGCATCGCTTTTTCGAGCTTTGCTTTCTTTGCGTCCTTCCACTCTGGCAGTGCCGCCAATAGCGCATCCTTTTGGCTCTCTAGATGCTGCTGCATAGACTGCTGCTGCTCTTGCTGCATCAATTGTTGAAGACGCTGCTGTTCGGCCTGAATAGCGTACGCCTTCTCCTGTCGATCCCGCAAAACCTCTTTTTGCCGCACCCACTCGATTGGGTCTTCGTTATAAAGACGATCCAAATCGACCTGCGGCTCTGAAGCCTGAAGCTGGGCTTGCAATGCTCCCAACAATTGAGCGTACTGTCCACGCTCGGCCCGAACTGCCTGCGTTTCTTGCTCGACTTGCTTTCGCACTTCGGCAATCTGCTGCGTTTTTCGGGTGTAGTCCTGAGTCCTGGAATAGCCCTTTTGGAGTTCGTCTAGCGTCACAGCGACTTCCTTACCGTCAACTTTGACGGTGAAAGTCTGTGGCTGTTCTGGCTCCTCTGACTCTTCCTCTTCTCCGGACTGTTCCTCTGAGGACTCTTCGTCTAGCGCGTCTTCCACACCAGATTCATCATCCTCAGAGGCCGCTGCCTCAGTATCCTCTTCGGACACCTCGGCTGGCTGCGTCTCGTCAAGTTCTGCTTGTCCTTCTTCAGGGGCCAACATTGCCGAGATAGCACTGGTCGCATCGACCATATTCATTGCTTGTATTTCTGCCATAGTATTTTCTTAAATTAGATTTTTCTGTGATTTTGAGATAGCGGCCTGTGCAATCTTGCCGTTGTCCATGATCCGGATCAACTCTTGCCGCAAGCCATCAATGGCCTGCATCATGCACCACGCTGTCTCTCTCTTCACAGACTCTTCGGGTTTCGAGGATCGAAATGCCCAAAGTTGGTCGTTTTCCAATTTTGCAATTGCAGTGTTGAGGGTTTCGTCCTCAAGTAACTGCTTGGCCTTGCGGCCCTTGTTTACCTGGTCTTCATTTGTCACTACTGTGCCATTCCGTTAAAGGTTGATGGATTCATCATCGGCGGCATCGGCTGCTGCTGCTCAATAAACTGAGCCGCCTGCTGCTGGGCCAGTGCCGCCTGCTGACGGATTGCTTCACGATCAATATTCTGAGCCGCATCGATCTCAGCCGTACTGATCTGTGAGTTGTACTTTAACTCAATTTCATACTTTTTGAGATACAGGTCTTGGGCCATTCTGTCCCGTGCCAGATCGTCATCCATGACCATTTGTTGGCGTTTTAGTTCCAACTCTGCCGCCTTCTTCTGGATGTCGGCTTGAATGGACTCGGCCTGCACCTGTGCCAGCAATTCCTCTGGGGTAGCCTTGGGCGCGGGTGGCGTTGGCGGCACATAGTCGGCAGGAATGCTCTGGAAGTAGCTGGACGAATCCTTAAAACCAGACAGTTCCACAATCTTGCGCAGGGTATTACTAAACTGCTGTGGCGTGACCAATGGATTGGTTGGGCCAAGCTGCTGCAAGATTTGCTCTTGCTTGCCCAAGATCATCATCAGCGCTTGCATGCGCTCATTGGTATCGCCATTGCCCAAGGCAATGTTGATATTGGCATCCATGTTGGCATCCCAATACCTTGGATCAATCTGCACCCACTCGTTGCGCATACGCACCATGCGTGCTTTGTCTTGGTGCGTAATGCTCAAGAACAAAATGCCTTTAAAGAGCTTTTTCATGCCCTCGGCCAGTATGCGTGCTGTCAACTCGATGCGGCCTTGGCTGGCGCTGATGGTCGCGTTGACCGCCGCCTTGGTGGACGATTGCAATGCGTCAGCGTTCAGACCCATCGCCGCCTTGCTCATGCCGGTGCGGTCTTCCTTGATCTGATCCATGTATTCCATCATCGGGAATGCGGCCTGACCCACAAATGGGGTCGTTAAAGGCTGCACCATACCTGGCGCACGCATACGGATGATTGCGCCCGTCTCGTTGTTCAGCACATCGTCAATGTTGACTTGGCCCTCAACCACCGCCGTGCGAGGGTGGATGGATTGCGCCAAGCTGTCCAGCGTATTGCGCAGAATCTCAGACTTGATCTCTTGTAAGTCGCGGGTAATGTCGAACATCGACATCGCCTCAAGTGGGCTGGTATGTGGCTCTGGGTCGCAGGGGAAGTCAGCAAACGGGATGTAGCTGGCCGGCAAATTCCTGACCACCTTGTAGCCGCCGCCCATGCAGCAGACCTTACGCAACTCGGCAATGCCATCTCCGTCATAGTCAACTCGGGAATACGCCTCGATGTACAGAACCCTGCGCATCATCGGGTTAGCAGCGTCATTCGTGCCGAATGTTGTGCTCAGAGGCTGACGCGCCAGATACTCGTCATTGCTGTCAAGGTCTGTCGTTGACAGATTCTCTTCAATCTCGTCTTGGTCGTAGCCCATCGCAATCAGGTCGGCCACAGTAGCCATCTGCCTGTGGGCAATGATGGTCGAATCGTCAAAAGAACGGGCACGCCGGTCAAGCAATAACTCTTCTGGCGGCACAGCCATGATCCTGATCCGGCCATCCTTGGTGATGCGCTTGATCTGCACATCGTGGATCATCGGCGCAGGCATTGTCACCGGCTGACCCGTCATCGGGTCAATGGTAGTCATCTGCATCTCGTCAATGTCTGGGTCTGGGTAAGAGACAACAATCTTGACTTCAGCACCAGGCTCTTGCATCAGCATCTCTAGCGTCTGGTCATCAAGGCCGGAATACTCTTCAATCCTTACCTTTTCTTCATCTTCCCACCAGAATTTTGCAATGCCACACTTACGCACCAAGGCATCTTTGAAAATGGCGTAAGTGGTCAAGAACCCGTTGTTGTCATTCTGGAATACATAGTTGGCGTAATCTGTGGCCTGCTGCGCAGTCTTCACATCTTCTGGCCCACGGGGTGAAAACTCGACCACATTCTCAGAATTGAAAAACACCCGCATCAGGCTGGGCAGCATGGCGCTGACAGTGTCGCGCACCTCCATCGCCACCACCTTGCTGTTGCCCTCGACCTCATTACCGAACAGATCGCCTCGGTAGTATTCAGTCCCCTTGGCCCGTGTGGGCGACAGGTCGCTGTCCACATAGCTCACCGCATCGGTCAGGTCTTGCGTGATGATTGATTGCAGTTCTGCATCGTCCATCGGCTCTTGGGCTGCAATGTCAGTGCTGATTGGTAGTTCGTTCATGTTCATTTCAATCCCCAAAAATATAAATCTCTTGGACTCAGACACTGACTAAATCTGTAAGAGTTAAAAGAAGACTTGAATTGCTCAAAGTCTTCTTCCCTTAAATTCCGGTAGTAATCGTTTGTGAATGGCGCGTCAGCCGGTGATGTTCTGGTCGTGCCGTGCTCCGGTCTTCCTATTGTGGCACAGGAGAAAATTATCAGGCCACCCTTTCGCGTCAAGTCAAGCATCTTTTGGAATGTCTTTGCCCAATGCTTATCATGCTCAAAGCACTCGCAGGAAATCACCACATCAAATGACCCATCTGGGTATGGCAGTTCATGCCCCTGGCACACGATGTCAACCCCAGCACCTTCACCAAGATCGCAGCCGATGTACTGCTCAGGCTCAAAAAACTGCCTCACGCTGCCGTTGATATTCAAAGACCCCACTTCCAGCACCTTTGTGCCTTTGAAGTACTCGGGGAATTCGTCTTTAACGCTTTGTACAAAATCAAGTTGCTGCTGGTGACTCATCCGAACCAAGCCTTTACATAAATTGGTCGGTTTTCTTTAAGCCACGGCAGCGCATCTTCATGCAGCTTGTTGGCATCAAAGCCAATTGTGTTGCTGCCGATGTGGTGGACATAGCTGGCACTCACAAAATGTGAGTAGCCTTTTTCGATTAAATCCCTACAATGCACATCATCTGAGTACCAATTCAGAGGGGGAAACTTTGCCGTCTCAAAAGCCTCGTCTGAAATCCACGCAAAGATCGGACTGATTTCCTCGACCATTTTGATGTGGGCCTCGCTCGGAAACTTGAAAAAGTGCAGCCTCTCCGGTTTCTCAGTAATCCTCACATTTTGACAAGGCCGCGCTGCATCAGTCCTTGACGCCACCCAGCCAGCCTTAACGCTGTGCATGCTTTTAATGATCGCCACATCTTCCATCAGGGTTTTTACGCTGGTCGGCGTCAGCACAATGTCATCGTTGGCCACAATACAAGATGACCAATCCTTCATGGCCTCGCCAATGATCTCGTTGTAGTCATCGCCAAAGTTCCTTGGCTGACCGTAAATCTTGAAGTCAGCCTCAAAATTCTCAAGCACCGACTCTGGCCCCCGTAGGTAGACCGGACACTCCGGCGCGTACTGCTTGATCGACTCCAGCAGCACGGCCAGACCATGCCCTTTGACTGTGGCAATAACAATCGGGCAGATCATTTCTTCTTTACTGGCTTGGCGGTTTTAGCCGCTGCCTTAAAGTCAGCAGCGCTTGGCGCACCTTTTGCACCAGGCTTGCGCATTTTCTCTTTAGACCCGCCAGCAATTCTTTCGCGTTTTGCATTAATGTTTGCATATAGACCTTTCATTCGTCTTCTCCATTTTCATAGTCTT